AAAGATTTGTGCCACTACCACAATCGTGTTCATTAAGTAGATGGTACGCTCGAACTTCTGCTACTCAACCCGCAACTGGATCGTTAGTAATTACATTAAGACAAAATCAAGTAGATACTGCGTTAGTAATTACAATTGCCGCAGGTAGTGTGGCAGGTACTTATTCGAATACTGCGACATCAATAGCATTTAGCGCAGGAGATTTGACAAGCGTTAAAATAGTAAACAATTCAGCAGGTAATAGCGCACCAATCATTTCACTTTCAATAATGATAACAATATGAATTATACAATTACTGAAAAAGATAGCATCAATGAACTGACGATACCAACGGAAGGACAATGGGGCACTATTTGTTTTGCGTGGGAAGATTCGAATGAAGAATTTGTGAACGCTCTTAATACGAAAGGCATCGAAGTATTTGTTGAGTTGTTAATTGCTGATCCGAACACCGCTTATTTATTATTCGTCAATGGCTGATAGTCCACTAACATCGGTAATGAAGAAATTCGGCAAAGAGGTTGTCGAAAAGGCAATGCTTAATCTTGGTGTTTATCGCACAGTTCGTGGTAAAAAACGCAGGGCGGTTGCAAGTGATACACTTCGAAAATCGCTTTCATTTTATTACGATGGCAGAAGTAGTAAGATTCAATTCTTTGCCAAAGGTAAAGCGGCTAATTACGCTCCAGTTGTTGAATATGGAAGGCGCAAAGGTGCGAAGATGCCACCAATAGATGCAATCGTTGAATGGATGAAAATTAAACCAATTCGCGTTCGTGATGACAAAGGTAAGATAGTGAAACAAACACCTTCCGTTGTTAGGAGCGCAGCGTACAATATCGCAAAAGGAATTTCATTCAGAGGTATTCCACCGCTATTTTATTGGCGCGATGCGGTTAATGATACAATCATTGAATTTCAATCTGAATTTGAAGAAGCATTAACGCGCGAAATCAATTTGGTTATTGAAGATAATTTGCAAAAGAAAATAAAGATATGAGTTATAATTCAGCAGTTACAGGATTAACGGCACAAGGCATTGATGATTTAACAGGTTTGTGTTATTCAAATAACGATGTATCGTTCACAATGACATCGAGCGAATTTGCTCAACCCAATTTTAAGTACATCGTTAAAATCACCGACAATAATACAACCGAAGAATATAAATTTTACATTGCGGCAAATGCTGTAAATAGTGGAGTGTTCAACGCTAAAACAATCTTCAACCAACTTGTAAATAATTCGATTGTTTATGATAATTCGGATGATGTTGTTTTGCAAACCGCAGCGCCAACACTGACGAGTAAAAATAATGTGAACTCATTTACCATTGAACTTTATGAAGGTTACGATGTAGGGGGTGTATTTACTGAAGATATTAGCGTAGCAATCACATACAATCTAATGTGTATTTACGGAAGTGGTAAGCAGAATTTTATTGTGATGGGTACGAATGACACGCGCCCACTTGCGTTATCGCAGAACTACGATAATGAGATTGGATTTAGTAATGAAACACTTGCCAATAAATTAGTTATACCATCGCTGCTACAATCTGAACTGATCAATTGGAAATACATATCGCGTACCGATGTTAATGGCGCAACGGATAGCGCATACGATATGCACGCTTGGATTGCTGACGATAACACCTACATAAATGCAGGTTATCCGTACAATTCAATTGACCATTTCACTTTTGATTTATATGATGAGAATCAAACGCTAATCGATTCATTTGATATTCCAATGTCATTCGATGCGGCAAGTTTACTTTTCTTGCCAACTGGATTAAAGAATCTTGTGAATGGCGGTTATATAGACGATCCCACAGCAGATGCAACTGCATTCTATGTATATGCAGGTTATGACGCAAGTAATGAACAAGTTACAACTAAATACGGCTATTATTTATCTGACGATTGTAAATATAATCCTGTTCACGTTTATTGGCTGAATCAATTGGGTGGATGGGATAGTTACTCATTTATTAAACGCAATGAACGAAGTATTGAGGTTGAACGCAAAAGATATAAAGCATATCAGGGAGATTTCAATAATGCCACTTTTTCTGATCCGTATGCAACAAAAAACTACACGCGTGAATTAACCGAGCGCGAACCAATAGTTAACACGTTTATCAATTTGACAAGTGATTGGTTGTGCGAATCTGAATTCAAATATCTCAAAGATTTGTTCACATCAAAAAGCGTGTGGATGGTGGATGATAATGTGGATGGATATTCAATTGTTCCTGTTGTCGTTAGTGATAGCAATTATTTGATGAAACGAGAGCGTAATTCGAAGAAGTACAATCAGACATTAAGATTACAAATTGCTTCGAACAACGAAACGATTAACATAACTTCATCGCCATTTCCAATACCTGGCCCTGCGCCCTGCGAATACTTCAATTCATTTATGAATAAAGGAAGTAGTTTGGCATTATCTATTGGGGCCAATTTAGGCGATGCGTGTAATATCGTTTTAACCAACGCTTCCAATGGTAGAAGAATCACTGTTGGTGTTGAAGGTACAGGTGGAATTACTCCGATTGGTGGACAACCATATTATGTCAGAATAGATTACAATGTAACTCAACCTTCAAGCGGTGGAGCGGATGGAATTATTGATTTAGGAAATGTGGCCACAGGTGGTGGAACACAAACAACATTCAAACTACTCACACCGGGTACTCCAATCATTGCGAGTGGAATTTGGGGAACTGCGGCATTTACAAATTATTTCTTTTTAAGATTACCATATTGGGGTGGTGGCACAATCAGTGGTAATATTTATGTAACTATTGGATTCGGTAATTGCCCATAATAAGTAATAAATGGAAACAGCACTCATCATTTATACACAAGGTTCGAATGAGCCAGTTGTAATGGATTTATATTTGAATGAAACGATTGCCCTGCAATATTCATTTAGTGATATTAAAGACCTCAAAGCGAAGGCGAGTTATTCACGTTCATTTCGCATTCCTGCAACTGAAAACAATTCGAAGATATTTGGATTCATTGAAAATAATACTTTTCAATTCAGTTCGTTTAATCCTAAGCGTAAGTTCAACGCGATAATTACCGTTGATACCTTGCCTGTTATGGAAGGTAATATCCAATGGAAAGCGAGTTACACGCAGGCAGGTGTTGTTAGCGAATATGAGGTAGTGTTCTTCGGTAATGTAATCGACTTTTTTAAGAACATCGGAGACGCTGATTTTAAAAATTACATAGCTTCCGAACTTCAAACCGATTATCCATTTGAAGTTACTTACCCAAATGTAACGGATGTTATTAGTGGTGTATTTGGTGAGGGTAATATTCAATTTGCGTTAACCGATAGGGGTAATAATTGGGTTGGAAGTTCAAATATTGATAACTCACGCTCTATTTACGCTAATCCTGTTTACAATCCATTTAATCCGTTAGAGTGGCAAGAACAAGCCAATCAAATAATTAAGGTTGGTGAACTTACATTGATGGTTAAATCTCGTTACATATTCGATAAGATTATGGAACTAAGTGGATTTTCAGTAAACACAAGTGCGAGTTCTACATTCTACACGCAATTAAGAAGATTGTTTGTTGTTTGGACGAGCGAAGCAAATATTACTCAACAGGTTGGAAATCCCGAAGCTGCAAAGTTCAAACTTGAAAATGGTATTGATGGATTAACATTTACAGGTGCATCATTTACTCCAATAACGATGGCAACGGGAATTACACTTTATCATTATCCAATTCCGAATTTAACCGAAGTTGTTGATCCAAATAACTATGTTGTAAGCAATGTGTTCACCGCTCCGTTTAGCGGTCAATATACCATCAAATGTTCGATTAACATCGAACAAGATGCGGATGGAACAGGTGGTTTTCAATTGTCATTTTTAATTCAAGATTTGAATGGCGATTATCGTTTGTCAGCAGTTCAACCAACAGGAACTTTCTTTGCTAATTATACAAGTGGCACGACATTTCCACAGCAACAAAATGTTAACTGCGGAATCGGTAATGCATTTGACACATCGGTTTATTTGAATGCAGGTGAAATGGTTCAACCGATTTTGTGGGACACTAACCCTAATCCAGTATCGACCGGAGTTACATTAACCTTCCGCGATGCATCACTTGAAACAGGTTATCCATTCTCGCTTAACTCATCATTCTTTTGCGATTATGTCAGCAAGCCAATGATGGGTAATGATGTCGATTATTCAGCGAATGCGCCAGTGATGAAATGCTCGGAGTTTATGAGCGCATTATTTAAGATGTTTAACTTGGTTGTCGTTCCCGATGCGTTCAATTCGAAGTTACTTACATTCATTCCAATTCAAGAATATTTAGCGGCAGGAGATAACAAAGATTGGAGTAATAAATTAGACATAAGCAAAGACATCGTATTAACTCCCACCACCGATTACCAAGCGCGAATAAACACTTGGACTTATAAAAAGTCAGATGACTATTTAAACAACCTTTACAACACGCAAGGTAATCGCGTGTATGGTAGGTTGCAATTACTCGATCCTGAAAATGATTTCGCGACTGAAGAACAAAAAATAGAAGTTGAATTTGGAAGCACACCACTCGCGTTAATTCCGAATACTAACTTTCCCATTCCTAAATTCGTCAACGAGCAAAATGAATATGTGAATCCAACACCGCGTATTTTGTTTAATACAGGCGAAGAAATACAAGTTAACGTTTGGGATGAAGTTAATAGTGTGGTGGTTACTGATTATCCAATTTTATTATTTAGTCATTACGAACACACAACACCAAACATTGATTCATTGGATTACAATTTTGGTCAAGAAACACCTTTGCATAATGTCAATGCAATACCATACCAAACGCTTTACCAAAGATATTGGAACGATTACATTGCTAACATTTACGCTCCCGATGCTCGTATAATGGAAGCGTTTTTTGCTCTCGAATTTGCAGACATTTACAACTTTAAATACAACGATAAAATATTTATTAAAGATTCTTATTGGCGCATTTTAGAAATTAGCGATTACGTTATTGGCACGATGGACACGGTTAAGGTGAAGTTAATGAAATTGATCGGTGTTGAGCCATCTTGTTTACTTACTCCAGTTGCAATCGATACCAATGGCCAAGTGATTTTTCAAGATAGCGCAGGTGAAACACAACCTGCGAATTTTGATTGTTGTACGGCTTATGGTTATACTTGGGATGGCATAGGTAGTTGCTTCGCATTCATTCGAGATAGCGATGGCAAAAAGCCACTTGCCAACGATAAGATAGAACTAACGAAGGACATCACAATTAACAGTAATAAATTATTACAAGTTCCCAATAATTCAGTCGATTACAATAATATGCATTCGATAGTTGGTGGAATGAATAACTATTTAGGCGCCAATAATGATGGCAGTTTGGTGAATGGTAATAGGAACTTTATTGCTTCAGATTTAGGAGCGGTGAATGTACAAGGTTCAAACGCATCGGTTATTAATAAAGGAATGACGATAGGGGGTCGGGGTAGTTATGGCGGTGAAATCCAAACAGGCATAGTTCACATTTCGGGAAGTGGAAACTTTACGAATAACACTACCTACATCAACTTGCAAATCGAAGGAACGGATAGTTACAATATCCCTACCGATTCAATGTGGGTTTTAAAGATTCTATTGAGTGGTATGCAATACGGATTAAGTGGAATCGATGGAACGATAACAGGCGAATACAACATTCACATCGTTAATCGAGGAACAACGGTAATCTTTATCAATGCGACAACGATAGACGAGACGCTTGACAATATGACTGGCTATCTTGTTTGGGATGTAGTCATTACCGGAGAAACATTTTATCCACGCGTTAAATTAGTAGGCAGTGCGACATATCCCGAAAACGATATTAAGTTGAGCGCATTAACAACCTTCACACAATATCACTATGAATAACCCACAAATGACATTTAAAAACATTCAACAATTAGTTGAATTAGGACACGGTGCAAAGCTACCGAGCAACAAAAATAATCTACCCAATTGGTTAACGATGCTTATCAATTTGAGCGTTATTGCTACAATGATATTGGGAACTATTTACATTTTTAATTTGATATAATGGCTAAACAAGAAGTAGTTATTGAGGTCGATATACAAGGAACTCCAAAGGTCGAATCGATGCGCACGCAGATGCGTAAACTTCGTGAGGAGTTAGCGAGATTACCTGAAGGCACGGCAGAGTTTAACCGAGTTCAACGACAACTCGGAGATTTAAAAGACCGTATGGATGACTTAGGTAAGTCAGTAAACACGGTAAGCGGTGCGCCATTAGAACGATTAAATAATTCGTTTGGATTGGTTGGAAACTCTTTGATGAGTTTAGATTTTGATGCAGCCGTTACAGGTTTAAATGGAATGGCTTCTGCTATTTCAGATGTAAAAATGGATGATATTGTCAATGGTTTTAAAAATCTTGGCACTTCTTTATTTAATCTTGGAAAGGCATTATTAACAAATCCTATATTTTTAATTGCTACCGCGATTACTGCCGTTGGTGTTGCATTGTATAAATATGGTGAAACAATGCCATTTGTTACGGATGAAACAAAAAAATTAACTCAAGCCACGCACGATGCAACAATAGCCAGTGAGAAATCTTTAAAAGCATTCGATTTAGAAGAACGAAAGTTGAGAGCGTTGGGTGCTGCCGAAGAAGATATTATTAAAATTAGAAGGCAAAGAACTCAAGAAACATTATTGAGTTCAGTTAATGAATTAAAAGCACAACAAAAGCAATTAGAGGAATTACAAAAATCTTACGAAGCATCTCAACAAAGAATTGCACAATCTACGGTTCGAGGAGGTGGTGTAATACGAATGGGTTTGGAATCAATTGGAAAAGCATTTGGATTAGTCGCAAGTGATGAGCAGGTTGCAGATCAAACCAAAAATATTGATGAATTAAAGGCGAAAATTGCAGAGTACGAAGTTCAAATTTTAGAATTGAACAAAAAGGAAAGTGATATTCAAGAAAAGAGAATTGAAAAAGCCAATAAAGAAAAAGAAAATTTAGAGAAAAATTTAATTGATAGAAATAAATTAGTTCAAAAATATTTAAACGAAGATGAAGAAATTTATCAATTAGCAGAAGATAAAAAAACTGATATTGATAAAGCCGAGTTAGAAGCACGATTGTTAAGAGAACGCGAGAATATTATTGGTATTGGTGAAATGAAATCCAAATACAATGATATTTGGTATCAAATGGAAGCACAAAAGCAGCTTAAAAATGCGGATGAACTTTCACAAAAATTATTAGCAGGAGAGAAAGCATTTCAAGATGCAAAATTAAATATAGCCGCTTCCACGATTAACGGATTAATTTCTTTAAACGATCTACTTACAACCGCAGGAATATTGAACGCAGAGGAATCGTTTAAAGTAGGTAAAGCGTTACAATTAGCACAAGCAACAGTTAGCGCAATTACAGGAACGCAAAACGCATTCACAACGGCAGCCGCTTCACCAATTACAACGGCCTTTCCAGGTTATCCATTCATAATGGCAGGAGTGGCGGCAGCGGCAGGAGCGGCACAAATAGCCAAGATTGCAGCAACTAAATTTAATAAAGGTGGTGGAAGTCAACCTGCACCAACCGCTCCAAGTGGCGGTGGTGGTGGCAGTATGGGTGGAAGTACAAGCGCTCCAATGTTGGATTTATCTTTTCTAAATAACCAAACAAATCAACCGCAACCGCTACAAGCGTATGTACTCGCAACTAACGTGAGTTCAGCACAAGAAGCGAATGAGAAAATCAAAGACCAATCACGAATAATTAAATAATATGAGCGAATTTAAAGTTATTGAATACACTATCGATGACAGTGGTTATCTCGGTGTTAATTGTATTTCATTAGTTGACAAACCTGCCATTGAGGTTGATTTTGTCGCGCTGAAATCAGCAAAGAAAATGAACCACGCAGCAGTTGACGAAGGTGAGCGCAGGATGTTGTATGGTGCGGTTATGCTTCCCGAACAATTAATTTACCGGGTTGATTCCTCAGGTGGTGAATATTACGCTAAATACAGCGCGGAAACTATCAATAAAATCGCGCAGGAATATCTTAAAAGAAATATGCACCACAATAGCAATTTACAACACGAGATACCC